ATTTTACACATTGGACTTGACAATTCCATTCATTCCATCTTGTTGCATGGTGTCTGCGACTTTGAAAGTGTCCACATTGTAATTTTTTGTAATGATCTATTTTACCACAAGTAAAACATTGTGCTATTCCTTGACTTGTAGCTTCTCTTAATCTAATATATAAGCTAAACCACTTATCAAGTTCTTTTTTTAATTTACTTATAGGTTTTTTAATAGGTGTCATATGATCCTATTGTATAAGGTTTATTATTTTTTTTTGGTAATTCACAACTTAAATTTACATTATATCCAAGTTTGGCTTTCATTTTATTTTGTTGTGTAGTTTGTCTTTCTTTATACAAATTACCCCTTAAATGTTCATTTTCTTCTTGTACCTTTCTTCTCATTCTAGTTAATCCTTCTGCATTATGCAATTTGTTTTGTGATAACATAATTAAAAATTCATGTGCAGTTATTTGTTTTGTATCTATACCTTTAGTTTTTAATTCGTTTGTCCAAAACCTACATTTTAGTTTTGCATCACTATCTCTTAATTGTGGGTTTTGTTCTAATAATGTTTTTATAATTTCTTTTGTTTTCATTTTAGTAATTTTTTAGGTTCTTGATAATGTTTTGGATATGGTTTTTCTTTAAGTAAACATTTTTTTTTCCAACTGTTTTTAATAAATTTGATATATCTAAATTGTCTTAATTCTAATTTATCTAAATTTTCTTTATTTTTTACTTGTGTTCCAGCTTTTGATCTTGATGCAGTTACTTGTATGTTATGAAAAAACTGCTTACCATCAGTATAAAAAGTTGCAATATGTTCTCCAAAATAAGAAAAAGAACAAGCTTGATAAACAATGCCAAACCCACCACATCTTTCATCTGCAAAAGATTGAATCCATTTTACTTTTGGAAATTTTGAATGTATATATTTTATTGAATAGCTAATAGATTTACTTTCACTGTTTCGTTTTGCTTTATCATCTAACCACATTCTATTTAATTCAAGAAAATCACCACTTTCTGAACCTTCAACTATATTGGATGCACTTGAATTATTTAATAAATGACCAAATTGTAAAACTCCTATTAACTCTAATTTAATAAATATTCCTAAGTGTATGAAGCTATTATTAAAATACTTCTTAGAATAATGATTTGTCATTATTATTTTATTTGCTAATTTTCTTTTTATTTCTTTTATATAAAATTTATCAGTACCATAACCAATTATCTCTTTATGTCCAAACATTGGAATTTGTTTGCTATAAATATATCCCTTATTCATTTATTAATTTTTTAGGTTCTTGATAATATGGTACTTCTGTTGCTGATTTATTTAATGTATGAACTTCATAATATGCTTGGTCTATAACTTTCTTATGTGCATAGACCCATTTGTAAAAAGTTCTAATATTTAAAAATGGTTCATCTTTACCAAATCTTACACCTAATCTAAAAGCATCTTGTATTTGATATAGGTATAAGTTTTTAAATCTGTTTTCTTTAATAAGATCACTTGCAAATATTTTAGATAATGCAGCCATTGTTTTTCCATCTGTTTTGTGTCCTATCTCTACTGATGTAATACTAACTATATCATATATTTTTAATGTTAGTTCTTTTAAATTATATTCTTTTAATGCTTTCATATTCTAATATCTTTTAAATCAGTTTCAGGATTTTCATCATTAAATGCTAATTGACATTCATCACAACAAAATATTTCACCTTCATCTATATGAGCAAAACAATATAAACATTCATCATCTTCTACTGTTATTATTTTTTTTGGATATAAATCTATTATTTTCATAATAATTCTTTACCTTTTAAATATTCATCTATTTGGCTATCTATTTTAGATACTGTTTGTTTAGGTCTATCCCACTTCTTTTGATTTTTTGACCAACGCAACAATCTTAATTTTATTTCAAATGTACTTTGTTTTTGATATCTCATTTTCTTTTTTCCTTCTGTCCAATAATTAATAAAATCTTCTAACATATCTTTTGGATAATCAAAAGTCATAACTTCAGCAATAAATTTTTCTTTAGTTATATTTATATTACTTGTATTATTAATACTTGTATTATTCTCTTTGCTCTTTTTGTATATAGACCTATCATCATTTTTAATTATACCTATCCTTCTTTTAATCACTTGTTTTTTTTCATTACGTTCTACTTCTATATTTATAAATCCTAATTTATTTAAATCACTAATCCATCTACTAACTGTATTTTTACTAACTCCATACAAATCAGCAAAGTAATTATTAGCTGCATAACAATATCCAAGTTTACCACTTAATGCAGTTATTTCACCATATAACAACTTAGCATTAGGTTTTAAATTTGAATACCTTACATCAGCAGGTATAATTGCATAATAATTTGGTTTATCCTTCATAAGTTTTATAGTCTATTTTATGATCGTATTTGTCAAATGCTTTTTTTATAGTATTTATATCTCTTTCGAAATTAAATATACCTACATAAAATTCCTGTTTATATTTACCACAAGTAACTGTAATTGTAACATCAGGTGCTTTACAATTAGTTATTTGTATTTTACTTACAATATTAATAAATTTATTTTTATGCAAAATTTTACGTTTTCTATTACCTTTTAAAAGCTTTGCAAATGCTTCATCATATTTATCTTGATATATTTTCCAGCCATTATAATTGTTTTTGTGGTTTCTCATGTAATGGTTCATGCTTGTTCTATCTCTATTAATACGTTTTGCTACTTTTACTTTATGTATTCCTAAATGTTTAATAGATAATACACAAGCTATTTGTCTAGCTATATTTAATTCTAATTTTCTGCTTGATGTTTTTAATAGTTTATAATCTACATTACAAACTTTACTTGTAATATTTAGTACTCTATCTATTTTTTGTAATTCATTCATAATTTAGTGTTTAAAAAAAGAGGTGTAGCACTTGTTGTAAAATTAATTTTATGTTAATACTAATTTCTGTTGTTGTTTATCAATAACTACACCTCTTATAATTTAAAATGGTAAATCATCTGTATTTTCGTTTGATTTACTTTTATCTTCTTTCATAATAAACTCTATCATCTTTTCTGTTGCTATAAATACTTCTTCTAAACTAGCTTCAGCACCTTTAAGGTATTCTACCGCAGTTTTTAGTGTACTTTGTCTTATAATCAATCTTTGTCTATCAGGATTTTCACCAACACCTTTTGTATATGAATAATTACCTTTGTTGTAATAAGGTTTAATTTTAGGAAATCTACCATCTTCAAATTCATATTGTACTTCTTCACCTACAACAAATTTTTCTTGATCTTTTGTTTTGCATGAATATTCACCTGCATTTCCATTTTCCATAACTACTTCAAATTTGTACATCAAACCATATTTACCATCCCAAGTACCATTTGCTTGTACACTTTTTACTTTACTCGTTTTTAATAATGCCATTTTTATATATTTTATATTTATTGTTTTTTTAGGTAAACAATTTTAACCTATACTATAAATGCTTTTTTATTATTATTTATATATCTGTTTTTTACTATATCCATTTTATTTTTAGGTATATCATCAGTTATATCATAACATTCATCTAATGCTAAATTATGTTTTTTTATATACTTTTTAAATAATTTATCTGTTTGTTTTTCTGATCCTACAATTATTATTGATAAATCTGCTTTTTCAGGTATATCTTCATATTGTCTTTTACCTAATGATCTTTTTTTATTAGTATATAAATTACCATCATTGTAAAATGTGTATTGTTCTACTATCATATCCATAACATAACTATTTTTGTTATAGCTACTACAACAGTAACAGTTGCTACTGCTAATGCAATATTTACTATATTATTATACATTTCATCATTAAGATTTATTATATCATAATCTTCATATTTATTAGCAAACCATGACACATCATAAGTATGATACATATCTCCTATATGTTGGTATGATATTTTTCTTTGATTAGTTCCTCTTTTTAGTTCAAAAAACTTTGTGTACTGTTCATTGTTAAATAAATGAACTGCTTTTGTTTTCTTATTAATTAATTTATACATTTTCTTATTTTTATTGTTAAACATGGTACAAATATACAATAAAATTAATTACTAACATAATTTGGTTAGAAAGTTATTAACAATTATAATGTTAAGAAAGTTATATAAAAGAAGCTAATATAATAAGAACAAATGCCCATACTATCATTATAGGTAATTGGTGCTTAGGCTTCATTATAAAGGCATTAAAAGGTTTATAGGTGTAGTACCACCTAAAACAACTCCACAAGCAATAGCAGGCTTTTTACCACGTTTAGCGTAAGCCATAGCATAACTATCATGATTTATACCACATCCTACTTGCATACCAAATACTCTAAAATTTTGTCCTACATAGTGTTCTATATAACATTGTGTGTGTAGGTGTCCTTGTACTGTATTCATCATATCAGCACGACATTTACTTCTACTTGTTCCTGCTTCACCATGAATATATTGTACACCATCTATTTCTAATCTATCTACAAAGTTCCAATTAGGTACTTCTAATACTTCTTTATAGGATTTTATCCATTTACTTGGTATTAATGATGTTTGTGCTTTTCTCATAATCATTCTATCATGATTACCTAAAACTACATTAGCTTTTGGAAATGCTTTATACCATCTTGCTATTCTTTTAATAGCTACTTCTAGTTCTTGCTTACCTGTATATTCAGCTTCTATATCTATTTCATGAAAAGAACTATAATGATTATCGACTATATCACCAATAAAAACTACTTCATTACAGTTCCAAGTTTCATATTGTTCAATACAAAAATCTAAATAACCATCTAAACAAAAAGGTTCATGAAGGTCTCCGATAACTAGAACATTTCTAGCTTCGGATTCCCTCATTCTTTTTAATACCACTATTTCATGTGGCTTTAATCTGTATCTATTATTTCTTTGCACTATCAGCTATACCTTGACCTATTACAAGTGCGATTATAGAATACAATATAGATTGTGTTTCTTGTGGATCAAGTCCAAATGATTCATGCAATAGTTGTACAATAATACCTGCTATTGTGTACCATGCTTTTTTTGATTTTAAAATTTTACCGATTAGAAAGTTTTTTAATAATTCGTTCATTTTATTTAATTTAGTTAATATTCAAATTTATTTAATTATAAAGCCAAATAACATCTTGATCTTTATCTTTATCAACATCACAATGTATAAAAGTCTTAGCTATACCGATTCTATTAATACCTACATCTAATAATGATTTTACTATTAATGCTCTATCTCTACTACCAATAGCTTGTATATCTGCTGCTAAACCTTTTATGTGTGATGAACCAATACGTCCACCAACTTTTTCATTCCATTTATTTGTTCTATAACCACTATTTATTTTAAATGGTACACCAGCATTACCACGTGCATAATCAAGTTTTTCAATAAACTTTTTATCCATTTTATTACCTGATCCTATCACATCAGGACTATCAAATTCTTTAATAGAAAAATATTTAAAGTCCAAATTATATGTGGTAAATTCTTGACACTTTAACACCTTTAACTTCATGTACAAATTCTTTACAAACTTTAACAACTTGTTCATCTTTCTTTTTGTATTTAGGGTTTTTGCTATTTAGCTTGTTTTTTTTCGCCATACTTTACAAATTTATATATACTAAATGCTATTGCTAAAGTCAATGATATTAGTGTTAATATTTCGTTTACCTCAACTAAACTAATACCTATTGCAGTACCATTAGCTAGCGTTACTTGTGCGGTGTCTTGTATTTCTTTCATTCTTCTTTTTATTATCCTTACTTTTAATGTAAGTTTTAAGTTTTATTTTATTTACTTCTTTTACTTTATAATACTTTTTCATTATGTTAGATCAGATGTTAAAAAATTTCTAAGTGTTAATTTAGTTCCTTTTTGTATTGGTCTTTCTAAATTCATTCCTGCATAATAAGCATTTTTATCAGGACTTATATCTTCACCACTATTTGTACTGTATTCAGGAAAACTAGATATATTATTTGTAAGGTGTTCTATTAACCTTTCAGTATAGTATTCTGCGGTGTTTCTAACTTCCTCTCTAAGGTGTTGCGATTCTTCTGTACTCAACGATGTACCAGTTTCTGATGTCTTACTATAGATGTTACCATTTTCGACCTTAAAACGTAAAAACGGTATAGCATGATAAAATGCCCAATTAGGTAACATATCACCAATATATTCATCTACAAGTGTTTTATATACTCCTGTTAGTGTACCTGCAGTAATATCTGCTTCTAGTTTCTTATATAAATCAGTACCAAGTTTTGGTTCTACATATAACTTTTGTGCCTGTCTAACATAAGGTAAAAGTAAATCTACATCTACATTCATATTAATTGCAGTTGATTCTTTAAGCTTATTTTCTGATATAAATAATACGTATGCCATAATTATCTCTTTTTAATAAATCCTTTATTCTTCATTCTTTTTGGTGGCTTTGCAACTTTTACATTGTTCTTCTTTGCAGTAAACCCTTCACTTCTTGCTTTAGTATAACCTATTATATCTGCATCTTCTATTTTAGTTGTTTTAGATACACCTAATGTAGTTTTATATATTTGTCTTAGCCAAAAATGATGGCAATTACCACCGCCTTTGTAAAATTTGTGTTTTTTTGCATCACAACATTCAACTTGATCTGCTAACCATATTGAATAAGTATCTGCACCACCTTTACCCCAACCTGGATTGACTGCTATTTTATCTAATCTAACTATATCCTCTTTACGATATAATTTATTTGCACCCATCATTTGTCTGCAAAAAGGTCTTTGTTTTCCTGATTTTCTAGTTAAAAATTCATCTTCTGCATATACATAACGTACTCTATAATAATCGTATGTTTTTTTAGATATACCATCTTGTTCTGATTTTCTACTTGGTATTGCTCTACCTGTACTTGCTAATTGTATTTTTTCATCTACTAAATCATTTAGCATATTTTCAAAATCAAATTCAATATGTTCATCACCTACTTTTTCTTCATGTATTAATTCACAATCTTCAGCTATATCTTCACCAAATTCTTCTATAAATTTTGTTAATTCTAAATTTTCTTTTTCTGCTTTTATAGGTACACAATTAGGTACTTCTCTACCATCTTTAATTTTAGTACCTATTGCTTCATATCCTGGTTGACATGGATTAGGTGTAATAAATTCTTCTTTGCAATTACAATCTAAATTAGTTATTTGTTCATGATCTTTACAAGGCATATAAACTGTTTTACCATCTAATGTGTGTTCATGATAACCTTTGCAACCTAATCTTTCAGCTTCTGCTTCTGCTTCTTCTATTGTATCAAATAAAGGTAAATCTATTTCACCATCTTTACCTTCTGTAACCATGCTACCTACTTTTGCAAAATCTTCTCTAACATTTACTTCTTCATTTAATGGTGGTAAACCCATTTCTTCTCTTAGTTCATCTTCTGTTAAAATACCCTTCAAATCTTCTGATGTAAATTGTACTGTAATTGGTTTTAATTGTACAAAGCTAATAGGCATATCCATATTATTAACTCTAAACAATTTTCTTAGTACCTTAATTATGTGATTTT